TTTAATGGCAGTTCTTTTCCTAAACCCCACCCAAATAGATCATCCTGTCCAAACTTCTCTACATATTTCTCTACAACCATAAGTCTTCTCTTATGTCCTTCAGTATATCCTTTGTTGGATGCAATCATCGAGACAAGTTTTGTCTTATTATAAACTGCCCTATCCATAACCCAAGGAGCAGCATTAGATAGACAGTAAAGAAACTTACCCTCTGGACCTGCCTCTTCAGTCAATCGTTGATCAGCAGTGAAGATACCATCCACTCTACTAGCAACGAAATCATAGTTGTCTTCGATCCATTTGTATTGATCTGGAATAATTTCTCTAGATTCCAACAACCAAATGAACTTAGGTAACCCACTGTTATCTTCAAGTACTTTTAATGCCTCTCCATTAACATAAAGATTAACTAATCCAGATCCATCCCTCTTCCATGTAGTATAAACAGACCTATTGTTTGCTGAAGTAGATGGTTCTAATGAATCATTACAAATCAAATTAATAGGAAACTTATTATTAGGATTCAAGATAGGAATGTCTATACCTGTTGGACTCTTCCTTGCAAATTCAATAGTCTCTTGCAGAGCCTTTAACTCTGCCTCATTTTGTGGTACTGGTGGTGTATTACTCATAATACTGTTTCATACCTCGATAGATGTTTTCAATACCTTCCTTTATGGAAGTCTTTGGGTTCCAATAATCTCTGATGAATGGGTCTGGTATATTTCTTGCATCCTTCTGTACTTCATCTTTCGCCTGTGCTGGCGTAAGCGTGATAGTCTTTTTCTCGGTTGCGAATATATCCTGTATGATTTTTCCAATTTCCAGAATAGTTGTACCAATACCAGAAGTAATATGAAGTTCATTATCAGAATTGAACTTATCATATTGCAACATGAGCGTCTCCAACGCTTCACAACAATCTTCAGCGTATAAAAATTCCCTTTCCTCCGTACCATCTGTCATCATATCAATGTTACCTGTTTCAAATCCCTTCTTAATGAAATCTGTTATAACATGAGCCTTCTCAAGATCAGTTTCGATTCCATATACATTCCAGAACTTGCAAATCAATCCTTTAAGGGACTTAGTATATAATTCTCCGACTCTTTTCATTACACCATAAGGTGAGTAAGACATGTTACTCATCTGAGATGATGCGAAAACAAACGGTGTCTTATATCTATCAAGATACTGGAAAGCATTTGCCATCAACCTAGTATTGTTGTCAATAAACTTAAAGGTATGTTGATACTTCTTTAAGTAATGAGAACCACCTACATCAAATGCAAGAAAGAAACAAAACTGAGCATTTTGAAGTGCATCATTTAGATTTACATTGGGGATGCAAGTCATGTCTTGAGAGTGATGATTAACCACATCAAACTCTGTTACTTGATGTCCCTTATCACGAAGATACTGTGTTAGATATGCTCCAATCTGACCACTAGATCCTAATATAGTAACTCTCATTTACTCCTTCCAACTAACTTCATGTTTGTTATCGAAGTTTATGAGACCAGTACCACTAAGGTGACCTACCTCACTTACATCTATCTTAGGCCATGTAATCCTATTCCATAGATCCTCAACTTCAGGCCATTGAGGGCCGATGTCATCAAACAACATCAATCCTTTCCAACCTTTATCTTCAAGGAACTCCATCATCTCTTCTTCTTGGACACCATCGTGGGGATCAACATCAAGCATAATGATAGAGACATGGTCCCAATTAAGGCTGTCGTCTTCACGGAAGTCTTGAATCTTGAACTCGATGTTATCTTTTTTAATTTGTGACGCACCTTGTTCTTGAAGGTCGTAACTGATGACTTTGTTATTTTCATTATATGATAAAGCAAGAGCAGACCCACCAGTACGTGTGCCTACATCAAGGATGATTGATTTGTCAAACTGTGTAGATAACCATGCATATAAACGATACTCACTCTGACCAGCACTAAGCCAGTCATTTTTATTGAGTGATATCGCTTCAAGGTGAGAGACATCTAAGTCTCTTATTGCATCTTTATCAATTTGGATAGTTTTCTTAGTTACTTTTCGCATGTTCATGTCTAATATCATCATGTAGGCGTGCAGTTGGTGTAAGTTCAACTACGCCATGTTGGCTAGATTTAATTTGTTCAGAGATCCACTCATAAGTTTTGCGGATGCCTTCCTCAAGTGATTGAGAATAATCCCATCCAAGTGTCTCACGAATTAGATCGTTGTTAGAGTTACGTCCTCTAACTCCTAGAGGTGCATCCAATACATGACGTTTAGATACAACCTTACCAGCAACCTTAGCAGCAGTGTCTACTAATTGATTAATGGTAACCATCTCCTCGGAACCGATGTTGACGGGGCCTCGGAATGTTGTCGATTCCATGAGTCGTCTGGTTGCCTCAATACATTCGTCGATGAAGAGGAAGGATCTTGTCTGCAGCCCGTCGCCCCACACTTCAATCGGGCCTCCCACATCTGGGACATTTGCAACCTTGCGGCAGATAGCTGCTGGAGCTTTTTCTCTTCCTCCCTGCCAGGTTCCTTCTGGCCCGAAGATATTATGATACCTGGCAACACACACAGGGATATCGTAATTACGATTATAAGCCAAGTATAATCTTTCTGAAAATAATTTCTCCCATCCGTATTCGGAGTCGGGGTTTGCTGGGTATGCTGAGTCTTCACGGCAATCAGGATTGTCAGGATCTAATTGGTTATGTTCTGGATACATGCAAGCAGAAGAACTATAGAAGATCTTGGTCTTGTTCTCTCCAAGATGTCTGTTCAACTTAACTTGAGCATCAAGTACATTAAGATTTATACTAGCAGAGTTGTGCATAATATCTGCTGAGTGTTCATCAGTAAAGATGTAACCTGCACCACCCATGTCAGCAGCGAACTGATAGATCTGGTCAAATGGTTCTACCCATACTGGATCAGGACTTTGATATCCAAAGCCTTGTTCTTTCCATGAAACACACTCATGTACAAAATTCGCATCCCTAAGATCACCTTGAATGAACTCATCAGCGGCACTCTCAGAAAACTCTGGGTACTTTATATCTACACCTCTAACCCAGAATCCCTCAGATTTGAGTCTCTTACACATGTGACTTCCAATGAAACCACCTGCTCCTAATACTAATGCCTTTTTGGTTGGCGCCATATAATTTTAAATAAACCGCAACTTATTTATTATAACAGGGTACTTCTGTTTTTGCAAGTATATTACGGGTTGGGAACCATCCCAACTCATATAATTTTGAAGTATACGCACACAATTCATCAGGTTCATTGGGTGTGTGTTCCTTAATAGGAAGGTAATCCATACCCATTGACTTAGCAAGATCCAGTACTGATACAGATTCTCCTGTACCAATATCAATAGGCCCTGTGTAGGTACTAGTCATTAGATATGCAATCGCTCTGACTACATCATCTACATGAATCCAATCCCTCTTGTGTCTGGTAAGATATGTTGCCGTCTTATCTTGTAACATTCTGTATAACATATCATCTCTACTACCTTCCTCTGACCAGACATTAAAAAATCTCATACCAACACTGTTAGGTGGTGCCATGAGTTCATTTGCTTTCTTTGTTATTGCATAAGGATTCTGCCACCATTCATGGGCTCCAGCAGAACTTGCATACAGTAACCTAACGTTATTCTCTCTACAATAATCAAATATAGGTTTAGATTTCTCTACATTATTATCCCAAAACTTCTGTGGGTTATCCACACTGTCTCTTAGTGCAGCATAGGCTGCAAGGTGAATGATTACATCATAATGTTTTGCAAACATACCAGAAGGGCCAACCCAATCACCTATATCATCAGGTCTATCTAATCCTTCTACCAAATAACCATAACCTTGTTCATGTCTGAGGTCATTGAATACATGACTTCCAATGAATCCCTTATGACCAGTAACTAATATCTTCATTGAGGACCATTAACTTTATCATTAAAATTTGGAGAGTTTGGATCAGTAAGTCCAGCAGTATGAACATGAGACAATCCCATAGACCCTTGATACCAACCAGTAGCAATATACTTTGTACTAAAAGGTGGATTACCTCTATGTAAATGAGTATAACTGCCAGGCCATATTAAAACTGTTCCTGCTTTGGGTTTGAATCTCTTTTTCTGATATAAAAATTCTGTCTCTCCTCCTTCTTCAACATCATTCAAATATACCATCCATGCCATTGTCCTATGTTGCATATTCCAATCAAGATTTTCTCCATGAAATATATGATATCCCTGTTGAGGTTGAGTCTTCTGTAGAAGAGTTAAGGAACTAATAAAATTAAAGTTAGTAAGGTATGGATAGTGAGTTACATATGCACCTAAACAATTATTAACAAACTGCATCAAGTTAGCTGCTTCAGATGGAGAATACGCATCTAAATTAACCTGTTTGTCCTGTACATATACCATCTCTCTTGGAACAACTTCATGACTACTATCAACATACCCACAAAGAAATTTACATAGAGCGATATCCACAGCTTCTTCATATACTCCAATGAATTCATGATACTCTTCAGAGAACTCAACTTTTATATTATCACTCATTGGGTGTTTTCCTTTAGGCATTTTTTATTCTCAAATAATTTGTTGAATCACCAAACTCACCGAACCCAAAATAATTAAAAGAGATTGAGTATCTAACATCAAAAGATGTTGAGACTGGTACATGGTGGTATATATGTGATGGAAATACGACTAACATTCCTTCACTAACTTGAACACTACTGATTGGTTGATTGATTTGAGTATATTCGTCAAGATCAAACATATGTGCAGAAGTACACCAAGTTGGATTGGTCCTATATCCAGAGAAATTTAATACTTCTCCAGACTGTGAGGGAACTTTAACATAATATACTCCACTAAAGTGACTGTTAGTATGACTATGTTCATGGGTATAATCACCCTTTAATGTTCTAGTTCCCCAAGATGATGTTCTTTCAAAGTTATGTCTTCCATTAGATATTTTAAGAAAATCATGGATGAAACTTTTTACTTCAACATCTATTCTATCAGATAAAAAAGTTAATCTGGGATCCAATAATAGATCATTCTTATCAGAAAAACTTGTATGTCCATTAGGATTACCATAAGAATCAGTATCTCTTTTCCAAGTAATAGTTTCTAATATATCAGAGATACATTGATTATCTAACTCCAATATATTAGTATAAACAGGAACAGGAAATAAGAGATGTACGTTAGACATTCTTTCTATAACACGGAACCCCTTCTGGGTCTAACCATTTAGTATATTCTGGATCTTCTATACAAACATCCAGTTGCATCTGACTATCCAACAAGTACATATCTCTATACCTTTTAGTATAGTGATCCTTTTTTTGGATACGAAAATCACGCTTACCATTATCTAAAAGTTTGTCTGTATGAACAAACCGATATGGTCCTTGGTCAAGAATTGTAGTATATGTCATTGCAATATTATAACCGCTACCTATCCCTCTGTCAATTATGAATCATTTGTATTCATCATTCTAATCCACTCTTCCTCTTCTTCTATTGAAGTCATTAGACCATTATCAATACTCGTCTTAACTGATTCCTCATTAGGAACCAATGCAATATCTCTACCATCTGGGGTAATGATTAGAAAAGACTTTCCATCCTCAGCCTTCCCCAGTACTTCATCGAAGTGGGTCTCAAGATATTCGAGTGTGATCTTTTCCATTTTAAAATACGTTACCGCCTCCCATCAATGGTGATGTTTCTTGAAGTTTTTCTAATGACTTAGTATTATCTTCTGCTACTTTTGCAGATACATCCCTAGCCCTCATTTTAGTTATGAATGATTCCACAGTTGTTTCTATATACTTATCGTCTTCTGGAGGTACATCATCCTTACTTCCTTTAGGTGAAGTTTCTGCTATGTTCCAAATAGCCATTTTGTCCTGTACAAGAACAAGTGATCTCCAATTCCTTCTATACATTCCCATATTAAACTTGGTACATACACATTCACCCTCAGATAATGCATTATTTTGATTAATTCTGAGAGACAATGCACCATTGCCATCGGGAAGTAATTTTATCTTCTTAATTTTTAAAGCCTTACCCCATGCATCCATAACATATGGATCATTCATAGTAAGATAGAATATCTCATCAAGTTCAAACTCTTTACAGAGATCATCATAGGCTGCTTCGTATTCCAAGATAGATTTCTTATCCATATCGGTATAAGCACCGACACCTAAGATCAACAAACAATTCTTACCTTCAAAAAAGGATGATACTGGATCTCTTTTTAATTTTTTTCTTACAAGATGAAATAATTGCGCTTCAGGTAATATAAACATGATTGAAAATAATATACTCCAAAAATCTACTGTATATATATTAGATTTCTATAGAAGATACTGCCTTTGCAGTCTCTTTCATTGGTTCTTTTTTAATAAACTGTTCGTTCATATTATAATACAACTTATGGTTCTCTGTGGCAACATAGTAACCAAGTATATCAGATCCATCACAATGGTATCCATACCCAGTAACTTTTTCTTCAAGTCCATCAATACGGAATTTTTTCTGCCCAGCCAGATAGTCGTGGTATCTTTGGTCTAAGTTGATCATCGTTCTTCGTAGGTAAGTTTTCGGATTTTACGGTGGCGCCGTCTCTCATGATAATTTATATCATCAGGTGTCAGAATGTCAACACTTTTCACAGTATCTTTAGAATGACTTAAGATTACGTCATCTAAATTGGTAGCGGTAACCGTATCATCCTGAACGATCATCCTATTAGAACACTTGCATACCTGTGCTTTACTGGATCCAACAAATTCTACTCCACAAATTTTACACTTTGCTAAAATCATCTTTCTTCTTTACTAATTATCAACAGGTAGGTCTTGTGGGTTTTCAATCAGCTCATCAATATCAAACAACAAAGGAGAACATTCCTCCTCTGTTAAGTATGAATGAAATTTATATAATTGTTCGTCAGTATAAACTCTGTTGCCATTCGCCTGAATAATCATCTCAGGGTCTTCAGAGGCAACATTATCTATCTCGTCAAAAGTAAAGGGAACATAGTTAATAAAATACATCTTAACTATCTTTGTTCCCTCAATGGTTTCATACCAACAATAAGATGTATTAATCTTATATTTTTTCACCAGCAGCTAAAGTATCGGAATGTTCTTCATAGAAAGCCATGGCATCTTCCCACATATTTTTATCACATAAGTAATGAAGTCTGTCGATCAAAGCATCTCTGATACGTTTGTCTCTAACTTGTTGTGGTGTCAGATGGTCCATCGAAATAGTCCTTCTTGTAGTAACGTCCTAGAATATTACTATTGTAATATGCTGGTTCCCCATTGTCAAGGGCTTCAGTTAGCACGTTATTTATGAATAACTGTCTCGTCTCTTCGTAATTTACTCTTCCTGCTGAGTCATGGGTGGAGAGGATTTCTCTGGTAAAGGAATCCGACCCCAAGCGTTTCCTGTCAGCATTAAGTTCCTTAGAACTACCCCAGTATTGCTTCCAGTTACTTTCACTCGTCCGCCTGCGTCCGCCGCCTCTAGGCTTTCGTTTCTGTATGAAATACTTCCTGCCGATGTATTGCTGCCCAGTTTGTAAATTTGTAATGCGGTAGACGTAACCGAACTTGTCGCCAATATCGTCAGAAGTAAAAGTTGTACCCTTGTATGTCCAGGCATTTTCATATATGCCTTCACCCACGCTGGTCTTTGTGGTGGTTTCCATCCCATAATTTTCATTCCATATACTCCTATGTATGTGAGTTATCTAATACCCATTTTTAACATTTGCCAGACATCATTATAGTCTTTAACTTCAAAAGAATATCCATAATTATTATCATTAATGGCTCTCATTAAAGGATAATCATTACCATATTCATCCATCCTGTCACCGAAGAATCTTATATCCATCTCACCTTCTTTAAAGTCTCTCAATATCTGACTCTTATCTGCACCTTTAACAGATATATCTATACCAGTTTCTCCTCCAACAAAAGCATATAAATCTGGAAACCTATTATTAAATCTTGTCGCAATA